CCTCAACGCCATCACGCTTGATGACGGTAGCCGTGCGGACTTGAACGTGTTTGAACTCGCCCACTACCTCAATTTTATCTTGGATTGTTTCTTCTGTTAATGCCATTTTATTTTCTCCTGTCCGCCCCTAGAATCCACTAGGGGTATATTATACAAAGTAACTTATGTTGACACGAAAACTCGTGCCAGAAATATCGCCAGTGTCTAATTGCACAACATCACCATCTGAGTCTGCGTAAATGCGAAGTGTTGCATCGCCCGGTGACAACTGCCCCCAAATATCATTAGAGCCATCAAACTGTTGTCCATTTACTGTCCCATTTAGTGAAACCTGTCCGACCTGCACAAAACCAGTTGTGTTGATTGGAGTGAAAGGAAATCCCGCTCCAGAGATTCTAACATTTCCAGAAGCAGAACCCTTACTACTCAACTCAAGATACAAGTTTACATGAACCATATTTCCAATTTTGACATACCGTCCAACTTGAGCGGCATAAACAATGCCTGTATTTCCACCTGTGCATGAAAGGGTTGGAACAAGTGTGCCTTCCTCATAGTCATCCAACGCATTTGCCGCCGCCGTGTCGCCGTTAAAGGTGAGGCCGGACGTTGTAAACCTAGCAATTTCAGAAGAAGCCCCTGTCTTAAACTGAATGCCTGTGATGTTGTCCGTGTTATCTCTGGTAATTTCCAGAGCATTTTGACCAGAGGCAAAAGCGTCATCAACCGTACCGATTTGCAGAGATGACGAATTGCTATAAATGCGCCAAGTTTTAAGGTCTGTACCCTGCCCAGAGTTTTCTAAAACAACCGAAGGCTCTGTACCTGTTATATGTAAAGACCTGTCTGGGGAAGTTTCACCTATCCCCACCCGATTATTCGTGCTGTCAACGTAGAGCGGACCCTTTTTAATGTCGCTAGTCGGCATCAGGTAATCTCCAGAATAGACATGGTCACATCAGCCGCTGACGCCTGACTTGCTGTCACCTTCAATACATCCGATGCGTTCATCACAATCTTCTGGTCGCCACCACAAGCCACCAAACTTGAGCCGACTGGCACAATCGCGTCTTTCACGATGTAGACATTGTCACCATCAGCGTTCTCCAATTGAACATCTACGGTGATAGACACTGTTAATATGTTGGAAACATTTAGTCCGATAATAGTTGTCTCTGTTGAGGCGGGGCAAGTATATATAGTCGCTGGGCTTGTCCCTACCGCAGTATCTGTAAATGTCTTAAATGCGTTTGCCATCTCTTACCCCAATGCAATTGCAAATGCCAAGCTGTTGTCGGTGAAGTTCACCGGAGTACCACTGGCATCATTGAAAATTATCTTTTCTGCTGGCATTGTGCAGAAGATTGTTCGGGTGCCTGCGCCCCAGTTAATTTTAGCGTCTCCAAATGTGAGCGCGGCATCATCGGCAAGAGTTACAGCCGTATCAAGAACGATAGCGCTCTGACTTGTAACGGTAGACACTGTAACCACCCCACTAATGCCCGTGCCTCGCACTCGCATGCCAACAGCAACTGTTCCGCTGTTCCCATCCAGTGCAACGCTCGTAGAGGCCGACACAGCGCCGTTAACGTCTGCGGAGGCTGTAGGCCCACTACTCTCCAGCACAGAGTCCCTAGAGAGCGTTGTGCCTGATGCAGTGTACGTTCCGACCCCGACCTCAAAGTCCGTGCCATCGGTGCAGGAATAATAAGTGGTGTTACTATTTCCTATTACGCCGAATGAGTCAAAACCAGTAAGAGCGCCAGCAAGAGTTAACGTGCCAGTACCCGTAGTGGTTGTTGTCTCTTTAACACGGTCTTTGATTACGAGTGCCATTTTGTACTATAGTACCTTTACTTCAACTCAATGCTCAGATTACTTCCGTTAATCCGGAAGATATCACCTGATGCAATTGTCTTTGATACATCTAGCGTTCCTATAAACAGAACGTTAGAGCCATCAAACTTTAGCTTTGAATTATCTGAAAGCGTTACCGCAGTATCCAGAACAATGCTTGTTTGACTATTAACGGTAGCAACAGTAACAATTCCTGTGATTCCAGTTCCAGTAACCACATCACCTACAGCAACTGTACCCACATTATTATCTAGGGTTACTGCTGTTGAAGAGGACACATTTCCGTTAACTAGAGCGGTTGCAAAAGGCTTGTCCGCTACAAACGCATGTGTGACTGTATAACTTGAAATGCCGCTTGATGGAGAGAACTCAATGTTATTGTCGTTGATTATTCTCTGAGCGTCAGAAATTACCGTTGTCGAGGCCGCATGCGAAGTAGCAGTCGTTCCGTCTTGAGCGCGCGAACATCCAGTGAGTATGCTTGTTCCTGTAAAGGTCAAAGCAGTGTTATCTGAAATGGTAATAGCAGTATCCAGAACCAAAGCTGTTTGGGATGTAACGGTAGCCACACGAACAGTTCCGGTAATTCCCGTACCGCTTACGACCATACCCTTAGAAATTGTCCCGCTATTGCCGTCTACTGACAAAGACGTTGAAGAGCTTACAGCGCCATTGGCGTCCGCTGTTGCCGTTCCATCCTTACCTGTGTAGTCAATAATCTCGTTACCAACCTCAATTGTTCCGGCTGACGGAAATGCCTCTGCGTCAGTTAGGGCAAGTTCTGTATCAGATGCGGTTGCGTTTACAGCCACAGTGGTTACAGACTGTTTCCAGTTTGCCGCCGTTACTTGTTGACGTGTATAGTCAGCGTCTTCTGCAATGACACTAACCTCCGTTAGACTGCCTGATTCAGCATTAGCGATTGCTGTAGCTAAACCCACATAAATGCTGTTGCCCGGCGAGGCAAAGGAAAGTGAATCATTCTTGAAGATGTAGTCAAGAACGCGCCTTTCCAGATATGTGGTTGCCGCATTTGATGTTGCCATCTTTTACTCCTTATGTGCGCGGTCTAGTGGGAAGACCCATTCTATATGCATCATCGTTTTCCCTTGCTTCTGCAAGGTCTTTAAGTCGGGACAGGCTTTCTTGGAAACGCCCCTCATACATGGAGATTACGTCCTGCTCGCCCTTCATATAAATATACGCTTCTATAAGGGAACCGTACAGTAGGGCATTAGGAGCGTTACTGCTCAACCATGTATATTCTGTATTAGCGCCAGCGGTTAGGCTTGCTGGCCTGTAATAGTAATGTAGCTCGACTGCATATGCTTGGTCGGGCGTTGGTGCCAATATAAAATTGGCCTGAACGTTTCCAGAGCCTACAGTAGCTGTAGCGTCAAAGAACCCATAATACTTAGGGGTTCCCGTTGTTGTCCTATCAGGATACGCTTCTCTTAGAAAATTAACGTCCTTTTCCAGAAGAAAGCCTTCCTTACCGGAGTCTTTAATAAACAAAGAAAACGGCGCCAAGAAGTCTGATGGTGTGGATAGGTACTCATCGTTAATTGACATCGCAGATGTGGCGTTCTTGCGAAAGTTTTCCAAATCAACATTAACAAGTATGCGGTCCTCTGCGGCGCGTATAAACACAGGGAGATTTGTCACAAACCCCGCTTCGTTGTTCTCAGTAAAGTCTTCTATGGCCTGCTTTAGCTCGCCGTATGTGTAAGCCATTTATACCTCTACGCCACGGGTGTTACTGGTCCAGCACTAGCAAGACCACCGCCACCATCTAAATTGCCTACAGACGCCGTATCTGTGACGGTGACTGTATATGTATCGGCACTTACTTTTGTAATGCTGTAGCCTGTCGAAAGCTCCATTACAGCTTTAGTAATGCCGTCAAAGTTATCTACTCCACGGAACCGAACCGTATCGCCTGTATCACGACCATGGTTTGTTTCGGTTATAGTAACAACACCGGAGCCTTGAGCGCCTGTGCTGAATGGATTGTTGCCAAGCATTGAAATAGCAACTGGTTCTGTTCTGTCTGGCCTTGCATTCATGACAGACTGAGGGTCATTAATTCTCATGCGACCCAAATAGTTTTGAGGGTGGTCTGGGTCAGCAACATCCTTGCCAACCCTAAGACCAGTCTTAACGCCATTATTCATCTCATTGACAAGGTCGTTCAGCCTGTAGCGGAATCCTGTCTTGTCACAGATGCCATAGGCATATTTCCCTCTAGCAAAAGCCATTAACCAGACCTACCGTAACGCTTTCCTTTGGTTGCGGCGCCACCACCACGACAAGAGCCACCAGATTTGTACCCCTGTACTTTTTTCATGGCACCACCCTTCTTTGCGGCAATGTCATTTGATGGGATTGCTGGGCGTGGATTCTTTTTAGCCGCTTCCGCTTGCTTCTTAGCGCGTAACTTGCGGGCCTTTTCCAGCATTGCTTCACGGCCTGACTTCTTTTCAATAGTGGCCTTGGCTTTGCTTGGGGTTGGGGTCATGCCTGTACCCATCTTGGCCTGTGTCTGCATAGAACGAGTTGCTGTGCGCTGGCGCTTTTCAGACTTGTTCTTTACATCCATGTCAGCCATCTGCACACGGCTCATGCCCTTATATGGGTTGCCAGTCTTAGCGGCCTTGCCAGCTTCTGCGCCCGGAATCTTGATGGACTGACCAACGCGAATCTTATTAGCGTTCTTGATGCTTGGGTTAGCCGCAAGAAGCGCTTTCAAGCTGATGCCCTTCTTCTTCGCAATCTGCGAAAGGGTGTCGCCAGACTTAATCTTTACGCTACCGCCCTTGGCATACCCCTTCTTCATGGAGCCGCCGCCCTTTTTCTTAAAGACGCCCTGCTCCTTTGCTACGCGAATCATCATGTCTTCAAAACTCTCGCCCGGCTTTTTGAACTTCTGGCCAGCCTTGATAGCGCCCTTCATAGAGCCGCCCTTGGCCATTTTGCCAACTCCATCTGCGGCGTAGAACGGAACCTTCTTCCCGCCTTTTTCAACCATCTTGAGCTTGCCGCCGCCAGCTTTGCGGTTCACACCGCGTGGGTCGCCAGTGGTGCGCTCCGCATTCATTGGATGCTTTGGGTTAGCGAGACGAGGCTTCCTCTTAGGAAGAGGCATTTTCTTTTTAGGCTTACCAGTCTTTGGGTCTAGTTCTTTAATTCTAATGGGCATATTAGCCTCCTAGATAAAACGTGTCATATGGCACGAACTTCATTGATGATGAGTCGGTGTCTTCACCCGCCGCCAGTTCAAACTGGAACTCATACTCTTGCTTTAGTGGTGCCACACGAGCGGCCACTTCGGGTTTCTTCATGGCTATGTAGTAAGCCAATCCAGCCGCCAGACATGGTACAAATCTAGGCGGTACATCCGCAGTCGCTCCTACCCCAGACGAGACGCCAGAGATTCCACGAAGGCGGAAATACGATAAAGTGTATGTGCTAACATCTGGCACAGGCCAGAGCGTAACGTTGACAGCCGTTGCTTGACGGTCGATAAAAATTTGAGAGGGCCGACCCTCAGTGTTTTTAGAAGACTGCTGTGCATACGTTGAAACGCTGACGCGCTCCAGATTCGTGTCCACCTGATTCGTACCAGTCCCCGTTCTAATTTGGTGTTCAATGAGGTCAATAGTGTCAGCAGGCATTGAATAAGTTGCTGTACCAGCCGTAAGAGCTTGTGTGCCGCTGTCGATAGTCCAGAGATTAAGGCCACGGTTTTGCCACTCCAATGTTAAAAGGTTTAGACTGCGCCGCGCAGTTTTTAGGTCATACCCGGTCCGCATTTGAAGCCCGGCGCGCTCAAACGCCTCTTCAAATATCTCCGGCAAATCAGGTGTAACTACAGCCATTATTTGACCTTCCTATGCGGCTTTACTTTAGCTCGTATTTTTTTGGGCTGTTTGGCAAATTGCTTACCAGCCTTAGTTGCTTTTCTCTTAGCACGGGTTGTAGCCGCGTACTCCTTCGCTGATAGGGACTTAATGGCGCTCGAAGGTAAATATCTTTCCCCGGTTGCTTTCGGACCTTGTGTCGATGGCTTGCCACTTTTGGTCCTCCATTTTTGTTTAGTCCAAGATTTCAGACTTTTTTGTGACTTTTTCAACGGCATAACTTATCCCCTTGTTGCAAAGTATAACATACCTATGATAGCCAGCACCATCACCCCAAGAACCGCCAAGCCTGCGGCCCCTTGTTTCATGTTATCTTCAAACTGACGGCGCTTTGCCAACTCTGCTTTTCTCTTCTCGGCTTCAGCTTCCTTCGCCTCTCTTAATCTTCTAGCTCTTTCGTCTACAATCCCCCTCCAAGTGCCAGCGCCAAAGCGAAGGTCAACCATTTGGGCTATTTCATACATCTGTTCTTTTGCAAGTTTTGCATTTATAATTTCACTTGCGACTGACTTTACGCCAAATTGCTCGCCTAGACCAACGCCAGACTTTTTATTTCTCTCTTGCTGTACCTGACTTTCGCCTTCAAATAACTTATCAATAAAGCCAGCTATTTCACCTACATCATTTGCTGTACCTATGGCGCCCTTTATTCCGTCTACAGCGGCCTTGAAAAGGCTAATTCCCGCAAGCGTCTCAGCAATCATTTTAATACACCTTAGTATTCTGGGGGTTAACTAATTTTGGTATGCAGTAAGCTGTAGTCCTGTCTCTTGGGTCTACATAACTTAAATGTGAATAGTTCCCGTATTTCTTGGCTAATCGGCCCGCAAAGTAGTTGCAGTCATCAACTGACCTGAAATACATATCCCCACTAACTAATTGTCTCGAATCTCCTGTCCCCAGATAAACTAAAAGCAAAAATACATGAATCATTAATCCTTGTAGCCGCCGCCAGCTTTTTTATAAGCTGAAGCAAGCATTTGAGCCTTTCTCGCACTCCACTGGCCCGGAGCGCCGCCCTTGCCGCCCGCTTTAATCCTATTAAACAAATTCTTTCTCATGGTTGGCTTCGTGTAATTGCCAGCCTTATTTACTGTAGACTTTGTTTTGCCACCAGAAGACATAGAAAGGGTCTTGCCCTTCCTTGAGTAAGACCCCTTGCCCTTCTTTGGCTTTACCACCTTTGGCTTTAGAGACGGACTAGATAAGCTCTTAGCAACAGGATTGCCGCCCTTCTTCATAGCAATGGGTTTTTTGCGCTGACCGCACATCATTTTTGCCGCTCGCATGATACCTCTCCTTGACAACAATCATCTATAACTTGGTCACATTCCAAACACTGCTCATGACCATGGACATATACAGTTCTTAGCCTTGTCCCACACCTTGGGCATCTAGGCCTTGCGATTAACTTTTCCTGCGGTCTTTGTTCTTTTGTAAGACCTGTTTTTTGAAGCGGAGACAACTTTAAGATTCGACTTTCTATTATCTTTTGGATTCCCATTTTTATGGGCAACGTCTTTTCCGTCACCCTTTTTGACTTTGCCTGCCGCTGTCATTGTTCTTCTGGCGGCATTTCTACTGGCGCGCTTCTTCTTTTGTTCAGTCTTTGACTGATAGTTTTTGTACTCACCTTTGTAATTGCGTCTCATTTGTGGACCTTTTGAACAGGGAATACAGCTTTCATGCTGGCCCCCTTATGAGGCTTAAAGCCTCCACTTGGGTTTTTCATTAACTTGTATTTGCCAGAAGACTTCATCCAGTGAAATCCTTTAGGGGCTGTCACTGACTTCTTTTCCATTAGCAGACTCTACCTTTTGTCTTTCCCTTTGTGGCAACGCCATCAATTGGACGCTTGCGCTTCATAGCGCCGCCACCATACATAGCCGCCATTGGTTGCATTCCTTGAGCCTTCATTGAATCAGAGCCGGGTTGTGCGGCTTGAGACATGGCTCCAGCTACAGCCTTTTTCTTTTTGCGCTGTTCATCACTAATCAATCGGCCAAGCGGGCTTACGTTGCGAAGACCCTTACCAAGTGCCTTTCCCATCATGCCTTTGCCAGTAAGCGCTCCAGCTAGTGGGCTAACGTCCCCGCCAACAAGCATCTTTTTAGCTTTTTTATTTTTACCGTATGCCATTTGCTTCTCCATATTTGCTCTTGAAATTGTCATTTCATCCAGCCCATTGCTAAGTTTGCGACAACGCCTACAGCACCGCCAATCGCCACGATTACCCAAAAAGCACCTTTCCACCTGTTGGCCTGCGCCTTTAGGTCAGAAACCTCTTCGTGTACATGACGAACCTCTGATGAGAGGGTTTTTATGCGCTCTTCTAGTCGAGCTAAAGTTACTTCCACGGGTTCACTCAAAGCTACCTCCCTGTCATTATTGACAGCTTCGTTTCTATTTTTGTTAGTCTAAGCTCTAAGTCACGAACACGCTCAATGTTTTCCTGAACCGACTGTGGAGGCTCAAAGTCGTCAATCCATGCATCATTTTCTTCAACCTCCTCAAACATCATTTCATAATTATGCTCAAGGAACGCCAATCTTTCAATAATGCCAAAGTAAGCCCACACGCTCACAGCAGTGAAAGCTATGAGAGCTAACAGATTCTTTAACGGAATGGTAAACTCGCTACCTTCATTCAGCTTAGAGGCCATTAGCACTTCCACCGTTTTCTTGCCTGCCGCAAACGACTATTGGGATTCTTAGCCGCTTTAGGAAACTTTTTCATTTGACCAGCAGAGCGCGCGCAGAAGGACTTGCGCCTCTTAGCGGCGGCGCTACCCTTCTTTACAGTTCCTGTAACG